AAACAGCATGAACGAACAAGACAAACAAATCAGCAGCCTAACAATCAAATCGTTAGGTGAGAGAGTCAGTAATGAGGCTACCCAATCAGCAACTCTAGAAGCCCTCTATACAGTGACTGCGATGGAACTTGAGCAGATGAAACGAATCATCGAATCAGACGAAGAGCTCAAAGCAAAATTTGAAGAAGTGAAAGGAAAAATGACAAATGGCAATTAACAATTATGAACTAGCAAGCAAGCCTTATACGCGAGGTTTTGGAGACAATATTCGGACAGTAGTTGAAATCCGTTTAGAGGATGGGACTCGATACAGTACGAACATGCGTGAACTGGCAGGAGACCGCACAGGAGATTCTGACGATGTTTTAATCAAGGCAGTATTAGAAATTGTCAAGACTGAAATTGACCCGTCTAGCGCAATCGTGCAAGCTCAGGAGCAACTTAACAAGGCCAAGGAAGATTTGACAGCAAATAAAGAGTATCTTGAATCTGTTTCAGCTATCACTGAGGTCTTGATTGCTTTAACCATCTCTCAAAACGGTGGTATGCCTACTTATGCTTATTCTAAGGTGGCAGCATTTATCAAGCCACTTGTAAAAGACAGTCGCTACTCAAATGGTGACATCGTAGCTATGCCTTATCCATTCGATACAAATCCTAAATGGCCAAAGGGCACGCTGACTATCTTTAAATTCCAGATGCAACAGTCAGAAGGCTATACCTACAAGGAGCAAGCACTCTCTGATATGCTGCAGCAAGGTGTACTGACTGTTGTCATGCCTAAAATCGATTAAGGAGGATATATGCAAATCGAATTTTTCAATTTTTTTCGAAGCGTCGTTCAGACCGAAGACGGATTGGTATTGTACGCCCTGGCATTGATTGTCTCAATGGAAATCATTGATTTTGTGACAGGAACGATTGCTGCTATCGCAAACCCTGACATCGAGTATAAGAGCAAAATCGGCATCAATGGGCTCCTTCGCAAGATTTTAGGAGTTCTCTTACTGATGATCCTTATTCCGATGTCCGTGCTTTTACCTGAAAAAACAGGCTTCGCATTCTTGTATTCGATTTATCTCGGATACATCGCATTCACATTTCAATCACTTATTGAAAATTATCGAAAATTAAAAGGAAACGTTACTCTTTTTCAGCCGATTTTAAAAGCATTTCAGCGATTACTTGAAAAAGATGACGACAAAAACAAAGGAGAATAAACATGATTAACTGGAAAGTACGTTTTAACTTAAAAAACAAAACATTTTTATTGCGAGTGGCATTTGCTTTAGCTTTGCCGATTCTCGCATATTTCAATCTTAAACTAGAAGATTTGGTCAGTTGGGGAGTCATTTTAGACTTGCTTGGCAAATTCTTTGCGAACCCTTATCTTGTGGGGTTGACGATTGTAAATATCCTAAATATCATTCCAGACCCAACAACTGCAGGAATTTCTGACAGCAAACGCGCTCTTGACTATCAAGAGCCAGTCCAAAACTAGGAGAGGACAATGAAGAAAAACGACTTATTCATCGACGTATCCAGCCACAATGGATACGATATTACAGGTATTCTGGCTGATATGGGCACACAAAATACAATCATAAAGGTTTCAGAGAGTACAAACTACCTAAACCCTTGCCTGCCTGCTCAAGTTGAGCAATCAACCCCTGTTGGATTTTATCATTTCGCATGGTTTGGAGGTGACATCGAAGAAGCTGAACGAGAGGCACGTTACTTCCTTGATAATGTACCTCAAAAAGTAAAATACTTGTGTCTTGATTACGAAGATCATGCTAGCGGAGATAAACAGGCAAATACAGATGCTTGTATTCGCTTTATGGAAATCCTAAAAGAAAATGGTTATGAGCCAATCTATTACAGCTACAAGCCATTCACGCTTGAAAATGTAGACTATCAGCAGATTCTTGCACAATTCCCTAATAGCTTATGGATTGCTGGATATGGCTTGAATGACGGTCAAGCAGACTTTGAGTATTTTCCCTCTATGGACGGGATTCGCTGGTGGCAGTACTCTTCAAATCCGTATGACAAGAACATTGTTTTACTAGATGACGAGGAAGCTAAGCCCAAATGGAAAAGAAATGATACTGGATGGTGGTATGAATACCCTGACGGATCTTATCCAAAAGAAGAATGGGAAAAGATTGATGGTACCTGGTACTACTTCAACGAGAGAGGTTATTCAATAGCTTCTCGATGGTTGAAGGATGATGGGAAATGGTACTACCTCAAAGAAAACGGCGCAATGGCCGTTGGTTGGGTTCTTGTGAATGGTAAGTGGTACTATCTTGATGCTTCAGGAGCAATGGTCACTGGCTGGGTTCAATACAAGGACAAACTATACCATCTCAAAGAAGAGAACGGAGCAATGTCTTCAGAAGAACTTGTTAAAGTTGAAGGTGGCTGGTACTACGTCAACGAAGATGGAAGCCGTTCAGACAAACCAGCATTGAATGTATTACCTGATGGACTAATTGTTACCACTAAATAAAAAACAGAAAGGACTTTCAAATTAGATTACACTAAAACCGCAGGCTCAGGCTTGCGGTTTTTTTATTTGCTTTGAAAAGGGGCAAAAAAGGGGCATAAGGTGTAAACTTTTGTATTTTTATGGTAAAAATTATATGTAGTCAACTATGCATTAAGCCTTATTTTACAAGGGTTTTGTCTTATTATGGTTTATGAATCACACCGTCGGCGTATCCGTACAGTACGTTAATCTAACATTTCAAAGCCTATCATATCAAGCTTCATGGCTTGTGTGATAGGTCTTTTTTTATAGCAGGGGGCAAAAAAGGGGCAAAACTTTTTACTTTCGATTTAATGCGACGGTATCAAGTGCATCAAGCACCGCTTGCTCCATGCTTTTTGTTACATGTGTATAGATCTGACTTGTCGTCCTGGCATCTTTATGACCAACACGGCCCATGATGGCTTTTAAAGGTACATTGCTTTCTGCAAGGGTGCTCACAAGCGTGTGCCTAAAGATATGACTTGATAAGTGTTTTTCGATTGGCTTTTTAAGTCTGGCATTAGCTTTTTGAAGAGAGACATTAAAAGCATTTCTTTGTATCGGCTTACCCTCTTTACTTAAAAAGATGTAGTCACTTTCAGACCATGAAGGGTTGAGTTCAGCTGATAGGGCATTCATAGCTATGATTTCATCAAGGATTTCCATCTCTCTTTTTGTAAGGTGTGTCGTACGGAAGCCAGAAGCCGTCTTGGTAGACGTCTTTTCAGCATGTCTATCAACACTATCCAGTGTGCCATGAATATCCAGAAGCCCTTCATCTTTCCTGTAATTTTTCAATTCAAGTGCGACAGCTTCACCGATACGGCAGCCATTAAGAGACATGAACTCAGCTAAAAGGCCTGCACGATATGTCCTCTTCAAGCGATAAAGCTCTTTTAAAAGTCTAGTCAACTCTTCTTGCTCTAAAAATTTTTGATTGATAGCTACCTGAACTTCATCAGCGGTGGATTTAGGCACTTTTGTAGCGCGGGCGGGATTTTCGGTCACCATTTTTATTTCATGAGCATAGTCAAAAACTGCATTTAAGATATCTTTAAAGTGTTTGAGTTGGGCCTTTGTCAAGTCGCAAGTCATGATATACTTTTTTATATAAGCCGTATCTACATTTCTGATAGGAGTAGCTATCGCAAAATCACTTTTAATGCGATTGTATGGTGCGGTGCGGGCCTTTACGGTAGTAGGCTTTACGGTCTTTTTATAAAAAGACCACCATTCTTCAAGCACATCTTGAAAAAATCTGTCAGATGAATTTATCTTTTCTTCTTTTTTTACAATCTTCTCATCCAGCTGCTTTTGTGCTTCTTTTTTGGCCCTTGCTGAACCTGAATCAAGAGTAACCGAGACTCTTTTCCACTTTTCAGTGTATGGGTCTTTGTATCTTTCAAAAAATTTGTATTTACCATTTGGCAATTCTTCCATCCACATTGATTTTTCCCCTTTATTTTGTTAAAATGGGTATAAGAAAACGACCTTTTGAATGGTTGTTTCTTATACAGGATATCCTCACACTCAACGTTTGGCGATGACGAGTGTGGGGATTTTTTTATTTAGTTATTTACTTTAACTTTCATCGATTTGTTGATGATACCACTTTCTTCTGCAAGTGTTGTGTCATCTTCCGCTTTTACATATAGATTAGGAGAGTTAGCAAAACTCAAATCATAGCCATTTTCTATTGCCCAATTTTTAAAAGTGCTTTCTTTAATTTTGTACAGTTTGTCAGCAATTTGTTGGATCTCGACTTTCGAGTAATATTTGACCTCTTGAGGAAGATACAAGTAAATGACATTTTTGCCTACTGGTTTAGTTATAACCTGATGACCAGACTCTGCTAACTGATTATTGATTTCAGTAGTTAAATGGTTAGCGAATTGTGTGTTAGATTCTTCTGTATATTCAGGACCATCATTTTTTATTTCTTTAGCTGAACTTGCTTTACTTTTGGATTCGCTAACTTTATCTTCTTTTGAGCTTTCCGTACTCTCCGAACTCTCAGACGAAGATGACGAGGCAACTTGTGTTGTAGCTAGTTTTGTACTTTCAGTTTTTGTTTTATTTTCTTTGAAGAAAATCCCAATGATAAAAACACAGCTTATCAGAACAGCAATTGAAATATTTCTATATTTGGTGTTTGGGCGTTTTTTAATAAAATACCAAATCCCAGCTGCTGAGACTAAAACAATTAACGACAAAATATTCTTTAATATTTCCATTTTACACTCCTACTATTTTTTTAAATTCTTCCTGAATCATATCTTCCCCCCAGGTTGTTGAAATTTTGTGTCTTTCAGCAAATTGAAGCCAGTTAAATTCGGATGCTTCGTATTGGGTTAGTTCTTCCGAGATCAAATGTCGTACCATGAAGCGGTCTGCTTCGTTTTCGTATTTATATAGCAGTCGCTTGTAATGTGCTGGATTGTGGTTTATGTGCCCTAATTCGTGCAGAATGACCTCTTCGCGCTCTTCCTGGGTAAGATTGCCGTTAACGTAAATGATGCGCTCATCAGGGAAATAGAAGCCTCTACGCTCCCACATGGTTTCTGGGAAGAGATAGAGCGTGACCTGGTATTCATCCAGTAGTTCATTTATTTTCAATATCCGATACCCCCAAAGAGAGTTTAATGATTTGAGCGATTTTATCTACATCGTCGTCTGATAATGGCTTGCCATCGAACAGGACAACACGTTCGCGAAGATTTGACAAGTCGACCACACGGCCGTCTGGAGTAGTGACGGTATCCTTTACAATAGTCGGGTTATCTGTGCGACCAAGTAAATAATCGGTGGATACATTGAAGTAGTCGGCGATTTCTGAAATTCGTTCAGTGGACGGTTTTGAATTTTTTAGATTATAAATAGTATTTCTACTATAACCAAGTTTTTCTTCCAATAAATTTATTGAAAGGCCTTGCTTTTTGGCAAGTTCTTTTATTCTGTCAAATGTCTGAAACATTGATTTATCAACCTTTCTAAGAACATGACAAAAAATATTTAATATTTCTCATTAAAATGCTTGACAAAGTTAATGCTAAGTATTAAAATAGTTTTTGTAAGTTAGTGAGTTAGTAAAAAACGAAGTAAAAACTTATCTAAAAATAATAGCTTTGGCGAGCAAGAGAATTGATAGATATTGTTTTATCAAGGTTTTTAATTATGCTTTCATTTTAATACTATACATTAATTTTGTCAAGTAATTTATAAAATAATTTACTAACTCATTTTCTTACAAAATAAAAACGTATTCTATCTGCTTCGTAGAATACGCTACGGAAATTGTCTGCTCAGGCCAGAAGCAGTGACACACAACTCTTGGCAAGTATCCGCGCCTCGCACTGCAGTTGGTTAAGGATATTCTTCTTTAAAGTCATAAATATTTTGAGTCTTACTAACGTTGACTAATCCGGCATAAGTGACTAGCTTTTTGCGAAACGAAGAATAAAGCTTACTGAGACACAGTACCTTTCAAAAATTCTGCCAATTTGCATCAGCTCCTTTCTGTTATAAAGGTAACATTATTATACTAAATGTAAGAAGGTTTGTAAAGGTTCTATTTGCTAAAAGTCAGAGCAGACAACAATTTTCGTTAAAAATAATCAATTTTTTAACTTACAAAGAAAAGGAGGAAGATGGATGTCGAAAAATGAAGCTCCTCTAATATCTTTAGAGAATCTAAAAAACGATATTCAAAGTTTTGTTGAGAAGGTCGCTGATGAAGCTATTCAACAATCTGAGACATACTCGCAAGCAATTTTGCTAGTTTCGAAAAACACCAGTTTTTCAGAACATGGCTTAGCAATGACAAAAGCTATCCAAGACGAAATCACGAAGCGCGCCTTGAATAGCCATGTGTAAAAATTATATAGCTTTGACTTTAACAATTGAAGCAGAGAGCGAGAAGAGAAAAAGAAAAGAAAGGAGAAAAATATGCCAAATATGGATGGTGGACGTCAAAAAATCAGAGATTATCTGAAAGAACACAATTTGACGATGGCGACGCTAGCAGTACAGTATAGCATGACTCGTCAGGATGTAACGAATATCCTGAATGGGAAGCTGAAAAATCCGCAAGCGAATCAGTTCATCGCTCGTGTGATTGAAGATTTTAAAATCCGCTAATACAAAAAGCACCTAACAGAAGTCAGGCGCATTTCAAAAATAACTAACTGAATTATATCACAGAAAAGGAAGAAATGCCATGCCGGTTATAAATAATGTGAATTATCGACCTGTATCTCAAACCGAAAAAGCTGAGTATGGTGGATATAAGAGCTTAGAAGAAAAATTCAACGATCTATCTGAGACAACTTTAAAACTTTGGGCAAATGAAATGAAAAATCATCCTGAATTTAAACATTTCGTTTATCACCCGACCCATAAAACAGTTTTAGTAAATTACAAAGGTTTTGCTCTGTACTGTATGTGGAAGTCACGGAATAGATACAAGACAAAAAAAGAGAGTCTGAGAGAGATGTTGGAAGATTTGAAGAAAGTAAAAGACCTTTTAAATGAGGTTGCTGAATTAGATTTGGAAGATCTTATTGCGTAAGAGAGGATAAACATGAATCTACTAACAAGAATCAAAACCTACTTTTCGGAAGAGGTTGAAGAAACTAACCTTGACTGGAAGGAGGTCGCTCTGGACCTCAATCAATCACTGATTGAATCACAAGAAAAACTTCAAAATGCCAATCAGCGTATTGCTGATCTTGAAAAAATTGTAGCAACCTATAAAGAAAAGGAGAACGTAAAATGATGGAATACCTTTATTTCGTAACAATCGTTGGAATCGGGCTCTGGTCTCTAGTAAATAAACTAGATGACCACGCTGAAATGAAACAAAAAGAGCGTCAGCTGATGGCGAGCAATATTGCACGCATGAATCTGAGAAATTCAGACAAACAATTTACTTATGATGTGGAGCCACCTGTAGGACTAGTTAAGGAGTAGAAAGATGGTAACAATCAATAAACTAGAAATCGAAAACGTCAAGCGAGTTAAAGCAGTCAAATTAGAGCCGTCAGCGACTGGCTTGACAATCGTGGGTGGAAATAATAACCAAGGCAAGACAAGCGTACTAGATGCGATTGCTTGGGCGCTGGGAGGTAACAAGTACAAGCCTAGCCAAGCACAACGCGAAGGAAGTACAATCCCGCCTAGTCTTAAAATCACGCTATCAAACGGCTTGATTGTGGAGCGTAGTGGAAAGAACAGCACTCTCAAGGTTATTGATCCAAGTGGCAACAAGGCTGGGCAAAACTTGCTGGATAGCTTTGTGGAAGAACTAGCTATCAACTTGCCGAAATTCATGGAGCAGACTAGCAAAGAAAAGGCAAAGACGTTGCTGCAAATCATCGGAGTCGGTCCGCAGCTTGCTGAACTTGAAATGCAAGAAAAGGCAAAATATGACGAGCGCCATGCAATCGGTGTGATTGCTGACCAGAAAGAAAAGTTTGCTAAAGAACAGCCGTACTATCCAGATGCGCCAAAAGAGTTAATCTCTATCGCTGAACTTATCCAACAACAGCAAGCCATACTTGCCAAGAATGGTGAGAACGCCCGTAAGCGCCAGAACTTGGTATCCATCAAAAATCAACACGATTCAGCAGCTGCAGAGGTTGAACGATTGGAGCAATTGCTGGCCGATGCCAAAGAAAAAGAGCGCCAGTTAGCTCAAGACTTGGCTATCGCGAATACCGATGCCATGGATCTTCTCGATGAATCAACTGAAGAAATCGAACAGAACATCGCAGAGATTGATGAGATCAATCGTAAAGTTCGAGCTAATCTTGATAAAGATAAAGCTGAAGAAGACGCTAAGGGTTATCGTGAGCAATACAAGGAACTTGATAATGTGATTGATGATATCCGTAAGCAGAAGACGGATCTGCTCACAAACGCAGACTTACCATTGCCTGGCTTGTCTGTGGATGATGGCGAATTGCTATATCTTGGCCAACGCTGGGATAACATGTCTGGTAGCCAACAACTACAAGTGGCGACCGCAATCGTGCGTAAATTGAAGCCAGAGTGTGGATTTGTCTTGATTGACAAGCTGGAGCAAATGGATCAGCAGACCTTACAAGAATTTGGCGCATGGCTTGAGCAAGAAGGGTTGCAAGCAATCGCGACACGGGTATCAACAGGAGATGAATGTAGCATCCTGATTGAAGACGGGTATAGCGTTTCACCTGTAAAATTTGCAAATGCCGCTCAACAAGGACACGCTGAAACAGTCGCACCAACATGGCAAGGTGGATTTTAAAAACTAAAGGAGAACAATCATGAAAAAAACAGAAACTTTTATCGTATTACGTAACAAAAAAACAGGTAGCTTTTTATTGAAATTCAAAAGCAAAGAACAAACTCTTGCTTATTCAGCAGAATATACAAAAAGATTGGAACATGCTGCTAAAAATGAAGTTGAAGCGACAAAAGTACAAATTGAAGATTTTACAAAACTAGCGAATGCATTAAATTGTGAATTGCTCGAAGTGACTGCAACGTATGAGCTCAAGACACTTGACGGTGAAGAACCGGAAGAATTGATTAAAGAAACTGAAACATCGAGTGAAGAAGAATTTAAAAGAATCTTAAAAATGTTAGAAGCTGGAATGGAGGATGACTAAACATGCAAATCACTAGAGGAAAACGGGCGCGAGCTCAAAAGGTAGTTATCTACGGACCAGAAGGGATTGGGAAATCTAGCTTTGCGAGTCAATTTCCAGACCCCGTCTTTATCGACACAGAAGGGTCGACAGACAACATGGATGTTGCGCGACTCGACAAGCCGACCAGCTGGACCATGCTCATCAATGAGATTGCTTTTATCAAAGCGAATCCTACAGAATGCGGGACACTCGTCATCGACACAATCGACTGGGCGGAAGCTTTGGCAGTTAATTACATCTGTTTGCAACATGGCAAGCAAGGGATTGAGGATTTTGGCTGGGGCAAGGGGTACACATTTGTACAAGAAGAAATGGGACGTTTCTTAAATAGCCTTTCTGACTTGGTAGATATGGGCATCAACGTGGTATTGACTGCGCACGCTCAAATCAAGAAATTTGAACAACCGGACGAGATGGGTTCTTATGACAGATACGAACTAAAGCTTGGTAAGAAGACAAGTTCCCAGACGGCACCACTTGTAAAAGAGTGGGCAGACATGGTTCTATTTGCAAACTACAAAACCTTAGTCATGACGGCCGACAATGGCAAGAAGAAGGCGCAGGGCGGTGAACGTGTGATGTATACCAATCATCGGCCAGCTTGGGATGCCAAAAATCGTCACGGTTTGCCAGATGAATTACCGTTCCATTATGCAGGAATTGCCCATATCTTTGCGAATCAACAAGTACAAGCGCCTGCGCCACAACCTCAAGCAGTTGCTCCAGCACCTCAGCAGACCGTACAGCAAGCCCCTGAGCAAATCCAAGAGGAATTGCCTCTCGATATGTCACAGGTCGCTGAAAAACCTCAAAATGAAGCCCCTAGCAAGACTCAGACACCACCAGCGCAATATCATGCAAGCTTGCCTAAGAGTTTGACGGACCTCATGACGCAAGGAAACGTGACAGAAGAAGAACTTCAAAAAGTCGCTTACATCCGTGGACACTTCCCACTAGGAACTCCGATTGAAAACTTCCCTCCTGATTACTGGGATATGATTGTGGCACATTGGCAGGCGACTATGGAAGTTATTCAAAATCAAGTACGAGCGGATCCTGAACTGCCCTTCACCGTGTAGATTTTGGGAATTAGAAATCATAGCAAAATATAACAAGGAGTATCTATGAAAGATAAAACTATTAAAATTGATTTGTCAAAAATCGCAAATACAGCCCTACAAGAAAAGGTTGACAAAGAACTTGAAAAAGTCCTTGAGAATATTCTGGATCTCAATACAGAAGCCAAAGCAACCCGTAAGGTTACTATCACACTAACGATGTCAACAGACGATGAACGTACGGTCGTTAAGACAGGCATGGAAGTCAAATCTACTTTAGCACCACAAAAAGGTGTCGCAACAACTGTCATTGTCGGCCGTGATGACACTGGTAAAATTCACGCGAATGAGCTCAAAAGCGGCATCCCTGGTCAGACATACTTTGATGAAAACGGAGATATGCGGACCGATACTGGCGATCTCATCGAAAAAGTAGAACAACAAAGCACAAATATTATTGATTACAACAAAAAGAAAGCAGGTAACTAACCATGACAGAAAATATTAAAGATGCATTATCATACGCAGTCGAACTAGCGGGTAAAGAAAAGAAAATCATTCGTTCAGAAACTGGGAAGGAATATTTTGACAGCAATGAATATGACTTACAGGAACTGACGCCTCGTAAGTACGCACCTATCCTTGAGCTTCAGACACTCAAAAGTCTAGTTGACTATCTCAAATCAGATAACGATTTCATCAGTGATCGTAAACTTGTAGTTGTCGTGGACAGTTTCCAAAAAGTATCTGTATATGATCAAGTTGATTTTGAAAATGGTAAACGTCCTCAGCTCGTATCTGTAAAAGCAACCGTTCCAGTTATTCCTTTTAGCAATTGGCGCGACCAGGAAGAATTCAATATTATGCTGCAGTCTATGTTTATCAATGATGCAGACCGTAATTTGGTTTTGGATTTTGCTAGCCATTTGAAAATCGAAAAAGGTGCAGAAGTACAGGACAATGGCATCAGTCAAATGGCTACGGTTCGTGATGGGGTAGCAAGCCTAGCACAAGCTAAAACTCCAAATCCAGTAACCTTGCGACCATATCGTACTTTCAATGAAGTAGAGCAGCCTGCTAGTCAATTCGTCTTCCGCATCAACAAATCGGCGAATCTTGCGCTCTTTGAAGCAGATGGGGGTAAATGGAAATTAGAAGCCGTCGAAAGCATCGCAAATTATTTAAAAAATGAACTTGCTAGCAACAAAAAAATTACTATTTTAGCTTAAAGGAGAAATCAACATGACACAACAACAATACAACAACTTTGATCACGAAATTGGTTGGGAAGACACGATTGAAAAGGACTCGGATTTCGTCCTACTGCCTGACGGATTGTACTATTTTACAGTCGTTGGCATGGAACGTACACGACACACGCCAAATCCGCAAAATCCAGGGAAACTACCAGCGTGTAATAAGGCTATCGTCAGCCTCAAAATCGTGGCAAACGAAGGTGAAACAGAACTGCGCCACAATCTATTCTTACATAGCTCAACCGAAGGAATGCTATCTGCTTTCTTTGCTGCAATTGGCCAAAAGAAAAAGGGCGAACCGCTTCGCATGAACTGGAATACCATCATCGGTGCAAGTGGAGTATGTAAAGTCGGAACCCGACAATACAATAACAACAATTACAACGAAGTCAAATCCATGCTCTACCCTGAAGATGTGGATTATACAAAAGTGTTGAACCAACAACCAGGACAAGTTACACAAGCAAGCTACCAACAACCACAACCGCAGAACTTTGGACAACAACCACAAGGACAAGCTGGATACCAAGCTGGGCAATTCTAGGAGGTAAGGGATGCAATTAAGACCTTATCAACAGGAAGCACGGGAAGCTGTTCAAGCTGAATGGGCTAAAGGTCGCAAGCGCACGCTCTTAGTATTGCCTACAGGATGTGGAAAGACAATCGTCTTCTCCAAAATCATTGAAGACCAAGTGAAAGAGGGCAAGCGTGTGCTTGTCCTTGCTCATAGGTCAGAGCTTTTAGAGCAGGCTAGCGACAAGCTCAAGACTGCGACAGGACTCGGCACGGCCTTAGAAAAAGCTGAGAATACCTCTATCGGTTCATGGTATCGTGTTGTAGTTGGTTCTGTTCAGACGATGCAGAGAGAGAAGCGACTTAGTCAATTTCCTCCTGACTGGTTCGATACGATTGTGGTTGACGAAGCTCATCACGCTATTTCAGACGGTTATCAACGTGTCCTTGGTTATTTTGAACAATCGAATGTATTGGGAGTAACTGCAACGCCTGACCGCGGAGATATGAAGAACCTTGGTTCTTACTTCGACAGCTTAGCTTATGAGTATTCGCTAGTTCAAGCTATCCAAGAAGGGTACTTATCAAAAATCAAAGCTTTGACAATTCCGCTCAGCTTGGATTTATCGAATGTCAGCATGTCGGCAGGCGATTTCAAGGCGAGCGATGTCGGAACGGCACTGGATCCATACCTGGAGCAGATAGCAGATGAAATGGCCAAGCAATGCGCAGACCGTAAGACAGTCGTATTCTTGCCTTTGGTGAAGACCTCACAGAAGTTTCGAGATATTCTAAACGCAAAAGGTTTTCGCGCTGCTGAGGTAAATGGAGAGTCCAAGGATCGTGCAGAAGTCTTAGAAGACTTCGAGAATGACCGTTACAACGTGCTCTGTAACTCTATGCTCTTAACTGAAGGATGGGATTGTCCATCAGTAGACTGTGTAGTTGTGCTAAGACCTACTAAGGTACGTGCCTTGTATAGCCAGATGGTGGGGCGTGGGACTCGCTTGCATCCAGGGAAGGAAGAATTGCTCTTGCTAGACTTCCTCTGGCACACTGAACGCCACGAACTATGCCGGCCAGCTCACTTAATCTGTGAGACTCCAGAAGTCGCTCAGAAAATGGTTGAGAACATGGAAGAGCAGACAGGTGTCATGCTTGACCTTGAAGATATGGAAGTTAAGGCAGCAGAAGACGTTGTCGCACAGCGTGAAGAGGCTTTGGCAAAACAGCTGGAAGAAATGCGCAAGCGTAAGCGTAAACTTGTGGATCCATTGCAATTCGAAATGTCTATCCATGCTGAAGATTTATCGAACTACGTTCCTAACTTTGGATGGGAAATGGCTCCTGCTAGCGATAAACAAATCAAAGCGCTTGAGAAGTACGGCATACTTCCTGATGAAATCGGGAATGCTGGAAAGGCTGCTTTATATTTAGACAGATTGCACAAGCGACAATCAGAAGGCCTGACTACACCAAAACAAATTCGATTCTTAGAAGGTCGAGGTTTCAAAGATGTTGGCATGTGGCAATTTGATCACGCTAGAAATATGATTGATCGCATTGCTGCAAACGGCTGGCGATTACCAGCAGGCGTGCGACCAGCTGAATATGTGCCGGGGTGATGTATGAAATTTTTGGATCTATTTGCAGGAATTGGTGGATTTCGTCTTGGAATGGAATCCGCGGGTCATGAATGTGTTGGTTTTTGCGAAATTGACAAATTTGCTAGAGAAAGCTATAAAGCTATACATAATACAGAAGGAGAAATAGAGCTGCATGATGCAACAGGAATCACAAAGAAAGAAATCAAAGCAATCGGACAAGTCGATGTTATCTGCGCAGGATTTCCGTGCCAGCCTTTCAGCGTTGCTGGGACAAGACGAGGTTTTGAAGATACAAACGGAACTCTCTTCTTTGAAATCGCAAGGTTCGCTTCCGTTCTCAAACCTAAGTATCTATTCCTCGAGAACGTCAAGGGGCTTATTAGCCATGATAAAGGGTACACCTTCGAGACAATCATCGAATCGTTGGATGAGTTGGGGTATGATGTCGAATGGCAAGTGCTTAACAGCAAAGATTTTGGAGTCCCCCAAAACAGAGAACGAGTGTTCATTATCGGACATCTTAGAGGAACAAGTGGAAGACAAGTATTTCCTATTTTTGAAACAAGATCAGATAAATCAATTATCCAACTAGGGAATATCAAGAAAACTGAAAGTTTTGGTGGAAACCCTCAATGCGGGAGAGTTTATAGTCCAGTTGGATTAGCACCTTGTTTAAATACGATGCAAGGTGGACAAAGAGAACCAAAAATCTTTATTGACGGTAAGGTACGCAAACTAACCCCTCGTGAGTGCTGGAGATTGCAAGGATTCCCAGACTGGGCTTTTGACAAAGCGCAAGAGGTAAATAGCAATTCTCAATTATACAAGCAAGCAGGAAATAGCGTGACAGTCAATGTGATTGAGGCGATAGCAAAGGAGTTAGGATGAAAGGAAAGTTTATTTTAGATAATTGCCTTGATGTAATGCGTCAATATCCAGATAAATATTTTGACTTGGCTATTGTAGACCCTCCATATTTCAGCGGACCAGAAAAAAGAAAATACTATGGTCGGAAAGTCAGTCCGATTGGCGTCAATAGGCTTTATGGCGAAACCTCAGAGTGGCAAATTCCAAACAGAGATTATTTTGATGAACTTTTCAGGGTATCTAAAAATCAAATCATTTGGGGTGTGAATTATTTTGATTATCCTTTCGGACCCGGCCGTATCGTTTGGGATAAAGTTAATGGCCAGTCAAGTTTTTCAGATTGTGAGATAGCATACTGCAGCTTACATGATAGCACACGACTATTTCGCTATATGTGGAATGGTATGATGCAAGGAAAATCAATCTCGGAAGGTCACCTGCAGCAAGGAAATAAAGCACTTAATGAAATAAGGATACATCCAACGCAAAAGCCGGTTAATTTATATATTTGGCTATTACAAAACTATGCAAGTGATGGAGATAAAATCCTAGACACACACGTCGGCTCAGCAAGCAGCCTAATAGCTTGTGAAGAAATGGGATTTAACTATGTAGGTTGCGAATTAGACGAAGCTATTTTCAACTCAGCAAAACAGAGACTTGAAAATTATAAGTCACAAATAAAATTATTTTAAAGGAGAAAACAGTGGCAGAGAATGATTTTAATTTGTTGCCGTTGCTGGATTACATCAATCCTGCCACGGTAGACTACCAGACATGGATAAATGTGGGCATGGCCTTAAAACACGAAGGCTACACGGCATCTGACTGGGATAACTGGTCGCAAAACGATAGCCGGTACAAGAAATTCGAGTGTTTCAAAAAATGGGATACCTTCAACGAGGAAGCAGGAACTATCGTGACAGGTGCTACTATTACCCAACTTGCTAAAGAAAATGGCTGGGTGTCGCAGTCTAGTTATGATAGTGAGAATGCGCATGAGCTAGGCTGGACCGATACAATAGACCGTGATTATCGTGTAATTGATAAAGATTGGATTGAAGGTAAGGAAATCCATGAGCCGACAATTTGGAATCCGGTGCAAGAAATCATCAAATACCTTGAAACACTTTTTGAAGCTGGCGAAAATGTCGGTTATGTGACCAAGTGCTACCCCAAGACTGACGACGAAACTGGCGAGATTGTCAAATGGCTGCCAACTAAGGGAGCATATGATCGTACAGCTGGTGAGTTGATTCAGCTCTTACAAGAATGTAATGGAGATATTGGAGCTGTCCTTGGCGACTATCACGAAGAAGCTGGCGCATGGGTGCGATTCAATCCCATGGATGGCAAAGGCGCTAAAAATGAAAACGTGACAGATTTTCGCTATGCTCTGGTTGAATCCGACAGCATGCCAATCGACAAGCAGAATGCCATTTATAAAGAACTTGAATTACCGATTGCTGTTTTGGTTCACAGTGGAAACAAGTCGCTACATGCCATCGTCAAAGTAGATGCCAAGAATTACGAAGAGTATCGTAATCGGGTTGATTATCTTTATAAAATTTGTCAGAAGAACGGGATCATAGTTGATACTCAAAATAAAAATCCAAGCAGGTTATCACGTATGCCAGGGTTCATCCGAAACGGTCAGAAGCAATTTTTGGTAGATACTAACATTGGTAAGGCCGATTGGGACGAGTGGTACCAATACATCGAAGATTTAAACGATGACCTGCCGGATCCTGAAGGGTTGGCAGATAGCTGGGATAACTTGCCAGAGTTGGCGCCTGAGTTGATAAAAGGTGTCCTTCGTCAGGGTCATAAGATGCTGATTGCTGGACCTTCGAAAGCTGGTAAGTCATTCGCGCTGATAGAGATGTCAATCGCTATTGCAGAAGGCAAGAAGTGGCTCGGTTGGGATTGTACCCAAGGACGTGTGTTATACGTCAATCTGGAATTAGACCGACCATCCGCCCTGCATCGATTCCGTGATGTCTATCAGGCTATGGGATTGCCACCACAGAATATCAGTAACATTGATATCTGGAATCTCCGTGGAAAGACTGTACCAATGGACAAGCTGGCGCCCAAACTCATTCGTCGAGCTTTGAAGAAGAATTATATCGCAGTTATCATCGACCCAATTTACAAGATTTTGACAGGTGATGAGAACAGTGCAGACCAGATGGCACACTTCACCAATCAATTTGATAAGGTAGCCACAGAGTTAGGCTCTAGTGTTATCTACTGTCATCACCACTCAAAGGGGTCGCAAGGTGGCAAGAAGTCTATGGACCGTGCCAGTGGTTCGGGTGTATTCGCTAGGGATCCTGACGCGCTTATCGATTTGGTCGAGCTGGAAGTGTCAGAGGAATTACTTACTCAGAGACTGAATCAAGCAGCTTGCGAAGTTTACAAGCAGGCCTTGCAAGAGAGAAATAATGCCTATTACCAGCAAAATGTTGGCTTAGATGACCTCTTGAGCCCTGTGCAGATGAGGACACATTTCGAGAAAGGCATTCCTGATGTCATGGCTCGTGCTCTATTCGTGGATAAGCTCGAAGAAGCTCGCAACAAGATTCAGATAGCTACTGCGTGGCGAGTTGAGGGCACGCTTCGAGAGTTCGCCAAATTCAAACCAGTCAATATGTGGTTCAGCTATCCAGTACACGCGCTTGATGAAACGGGCGTGCTGGCGGATATTAAGCTTGACGATGATAAACCAGGGTGGATGAAAGCTAAAGAAACTCGCAAAAAGAATGCGAAGGAAGATAAAAAGCAAAAGCTGATAGAGTTTGATGAAGCTATCGAAAATGCAAATTATGGTGAACCACCATCAAAAGAGGATGTAGCAGATTACTTAGGTATAACTGTCAGAACTGTCGAAAGACGAATAAAAACATCTAAAAAATATCAAATAGATAAAAATACAGGTAACATTATCCCTGTAATAAAATCAACGACAGAACCGTAAAATTCTGGTCGTGTCCTAATAACGACAATACTATAAAATTACGGTGTTGTCGCGACAGAACCATAAAATACGGTGTTGTCGCGCGACAGACAACTATATATTATATATATAGATAATGTCCTGTCGTCCATCATGTCCATACCTGTATAGACAGGGTTGCTTAAAACGCACCCTGTCATATACAAGGGTCATGGACTAAAAGCGAAATTAAAAAAACAAAGATATGCGAGGTGTGAAAATGGAAGCTTATAAACAACGAATGATTGATGAATATAATCAACTAAAAGAACGATGTATGCGAATTGAAAATTTTTTAAAAGCATATAAAGAAAAACAAGTACCTGACTTTGAATTGTCCTGCCCACTTGAATTGTTACAATCTCAATATCACGCAATGAGAAGCTATTTAAAAATTTTAGAAACTCGTGCAAAATTCGAAAGAATTGACCTTATCGAGAAAGAGAAAATATATACAGTAGAAATCCCGGTAGGTGATGGTTTCTTTCAAACTTTGTGTCAAAGTGGCAACGGAAATCTGTGCTTAAGTGATCATAAATATTTATCGCTTGAAAAATTACGAAAACATAATAGTTATGTTCCTGGTGGGCTTACCGAGAAAAGAATAAAAAATTCTACTGTAGCATGGGCGTGGCAATTTGCGAAAGAGGTAAAAGATGATTGAATTCTTTTTACCCATGCGAAAAATTCCAACGACGACCCACCAACAAAAAAAGGTAAACGTCCGATTTGGAAAACCAATCTTTTATGAGCCAGAGGATCTGAAAAATGCCAGAGCAAAATTTGAGAGCTTGCTCGCGCAGCATGTGCCTCCTGATAAATTTAAAGGAGCGATTCGTCTGACAGTCAAGTGGTGCTTCCCTCGTATCAAAAAAAGCTATGACGGCCAGTACAAGATCACAAAGCCAGATACAGACAATCTGCAGAAGTTGCTTAAGGATTGCATGACGAAGCTCGGCTACTGGAAAGATGATGCACAGGTGGCCAGCGAGATTGTCGAGAAGTTCTGGGCGGACACAGTCGGGATCTATATCAAGATTGAGGAATTGCCATGAAAATCAATTATATTGATTTCTTCAGCAGAGTCATTCCAGAATGGATGGCGCGTAGTAATCAGAAAAGTCAAGAAGTCGGATTTGGTTCAGACGCTTATTGGCAATGGGTCGTGTTGTCTATCGGAGAAATTTGCAAGCAATACAATGATGACGAGCTGGTGACGGAGCAATTCGGTCTACTCTTTAACTGGCTAGAAAAACAAGCGGAAGGAACAGGAAGTTAATGGTTACGTGTGAGTTTAGTACAGATAAAAAAACTTGGAAAAAGCTGGGTGACGAAACAGTGACAGAGTTACATGATAGTGTAAATAACCCAAGCCACTACCAAAGACGATATGGTATGCAATCTATCGATGCTCTAAGAAATTTTATGACACCAGAACAATTAAAGGGTTTCTATCTAGGAAATGCTTTGAAATATCAGTTGCGGTTTCAAAAAAAGAATGGGCTTGAAGATCTGAAGAAAGCTCGTAAGAATCTGGATTGGTTAATTGAGGAATTTGAGGTAGAAAAATGAATAAACAGGAATTGATTAAAGCAGTTTTTGAGTTACCAGTAGATTGCAGTGGCTCTAGATCTAAGATTGATAAATTAACAACGTTGGAATTGATAAAGTTATTAAAAGAACCAGAAAAAGTCACAATTCCGAAATTTGTGGCGGATTGGATAGAGTATTGTAAATTTACTCATGTTGATTTGCAACACGCTTTAATTGTTGGCGATGTATACTTTTACAACTATGCAAATCAAAAAGATTTTTCAAAGCTAAAAGAATTTTTAGAAACAGAAAATAACCAAGCAACCTTTGCTCGAGCATGGCTTGACGGTTATGATATTCAGGGAACAAAATATGTAGTGACCGATGGTAATCATTTGTATTTCAAAAACTATCAAGAAGATATTGAAATTGTCATACTAGTGGATGAACAACCTGGTACGATGGAGTATGTTAAGAAATTCGACACAAAGGAAGAAGCCCAAAAGGCTGCGGATATTCTTGGTTGGAAAGTTCAGGAGGTAGATTGATGGCAAAGATAGTATTAAAAAATCCTTACTTTGAAGAAGAAATCAAGGTAAAAGAAGATTATGGGCATATTCTAAATATGTTGGAATGGCTTGAGCGAGGTAATATAAATTATCTTCATTTACAACAGATTGAGCCTACTGAAACTATCATCACGATAAATCCCAAAAACTTTGCAAAGATTGAATTTTACGAGGAGGATAAATGACGATCAATATCAAACAACGACTAAAGGCCTTGCAGTACATCGATATCAAAGCGAAGTCGAAGCACCAGGAAATTATCAGCTTAAAGTCTGGAATTTTACGAGGGCAACAGTTTAACAATATGCCAAAGTCAGAAAACTCGTCTAATCGCTCCGAAGAATTGAACGTGCTGATTATTGATAAGTCAGAACAACTGTATCAGGAAATCCAAGAACTTTATCAAGAACGAGACAAGCTGGTGCAAGTGATTGAGTCATTGGACGACCCTGTGGAAAATATTATCATGCGGTTGTTGTATATTGATGGACTATCGTGGAATCAAATTCAAGCTCAGCTACGTTGCGGGCGCGGAACGATTCATCGGGCTAGAGAGAGCGCTTTGAAAAAAATTTCTAAAAAATGGAACTAATGGAACTCTTTGGAATTTTTAAAGTGATATTATGGTATTGTCAACGAGTAAGGCAAGTACTTGGTGACTCCTTTAATGTTTAACCGTGTCAGGGGTGGTAAGCTGGTGATTTCCTCTTTGTATTATTTAGTTCAACCCCTGATACCGTTATTTAGATTTTTAGTGTAGTGGTAACACGACAGACTCCAAATCTGTAAACGTGGGTTCGATTCCTACAAAGTCTGTGAGAGGTCTTGCATTAAGTCACACAATCGTGTGGCTTTTTGTGTTGTAAAAAAATGGAGGTGATGGAAAATCGCTAAATTAACTTTAAAACAACAGAGATTTGCTGATGAGTACATCATCAGCGGGAATGCGACAGATGCAGCAATTAAGGCAGGGTATAGTTCTAAGTATGCTAATACGAATGCTTCTAAGTTACTACAAAATACTACAATCAAATCTTATATCGATGAAAGATTGGCTCAGCTTGCGTCTGAGAAGATTGCAACACAGGAAGAGGTGCTTACTTACCTAACTTCAGTCATGCGAGGAGAGACGCAAGAACAGACCTTGATTAGTATTGGAGAGCTAGGTCAGACGATTACGGATATAGATGTCGGGGCGAAAGATAGAATCAAGGCAGCTGAGCTTTTAGGAAAACGTCACAGGCTTTGGACCGACAAACAAGAAATCACTCAACGAACTATCGAAATCAAGGTAGGTGATTGGGATGTTGACGAAGACTAGACCTAAAATCAATATTGTCATTCAATATCCTAGCCGAGTATTTAACAAGCATATCTACGACAAGTTAACAGATTACTCAAACTTTACAGAAGTTCACTATGGTGGGGCTTCAAGCGGTAAGAGTCACGGTGTAATTCAAAAAGTTGTATTCAAAGCATGTCAAGATTGGAAGCATCCACGTAAGGTTTTATTCTTGCGTAAGGTAGGCGCTACGGTTCACGACTCAATCTTTGAGGATGTGAAGCAATGTTTGGATAGCTGGCAGTTGCTCGATAAGTGTAAGGTCAACAATTCAGCTTATCGGATTGAGCTACCAAACGGAGCACAGTTTATTTTCAAAGGGCTGGATAACCCTGAGAAAATCAAGTCAATTAAGGGTGTGTCTGATGTGGTTATGGAAGAGGCCTCTGAGTTTACGCTTGATGACTACACACAGTTGACTTTGCGTTTACGGGATAAGAAGCACAAGCAGAAGCAGATCTTCTTGATGTTTAACCCAGTTTCGAAAGTCAACTGGACCTACAACGCTTTTTTTGTTAAGAAACCAAAAAATACGATTGTTTATCATACGTCCTACAAGGATAATCGTTTTTTAGACCAGGTAACAATTGAAAATATCGAGGAACTGGCCAACAGAAACGAAGCGTACTACAAGATTTACGCTCTGGGCGAGTTCGCAACTCTGGACAAGTTAGTCTTTCCGAAATACGAGAAACGATTACTTAATAAAGACGAGCTGGCGCATCTGCCGGCTTATTTTGGTCTTGACTACGGTTTTATCAACGACCCGTCAGCTTTGCTTCATGTAAGAATAGACGATGCTAACAAGCGACTATACGTTGTTGAGGAGTTTGTAAGAAAGGGATTAACCAATGACAAAATTGCTGAAAGTATCAAGGCCCTTGGGTATGCTAAAGAGCAAATCAAAGCAGACAGTGCTGAAAAGAAATCGAATCAGGAATTGCGAAATCTTGGCATCCCTCGGGTTATTGATGTGCAGAAAGGTCCTGGATCAGTCATGCAAGGGATCCAGTATCTCTTGCAATACGATTGGATAGTAGATGAACGATGTGTGAAGTTGATTGAAGAACTGGAAAATTACACTTGGAAGAAGGACAAGAAGACAAATGAGTATATCAACGACCCAGTAGATAGCTACAATCACTGCATCGATGCGATTAGATACGCTTTGCAAGATAGGATTTTACAAAGCCGTTCAACACAAGACCGCATGAAGAATGCGTCTTATTATTTTAGGAGGTAAAATTGGAAGTTAAATTCTTAAACGGCACGCGTTTTGACAGCAAGTCAAACGAGCATTTCATGATGATGACAGAAGACTTCGAAGCCATCGAATACGGTTCTGATAATTGGATTGAACAGCTAAAACGTTACGTGAATCGTCACAAAGCAGAACAACAACCTCGTTTGAAAGAGTTAAAGCGGTACTATAAAGGCGATAACAATATCAAGTATCGACCTGCTAAAACAGACGAAACTGCGGCAGACAATCGCATTTCTAGCGACTTTGCTAAATATATTACTATTTTTGAACAGGGGTACATGCTGGGGAATCCGGTCGAGTATAAAAACGAAGACGAAACAATACTTGACAATATCAAAGACTTCTCTGCTAAAAACAACGAAAAGAAGCACAACTCTTCCATCAAAAAAGATTTGTGTGTGTATGGCCGTGCTTATGAACTTTTGACTGTAACGAATCGAGGTGGCAAGGCTTGGGTCAAGTTGTACAAGTTAAAACCAGAAGAGACTTTTGTTATCTATGATGATACATACGAGCAAAACTCGCTCATGGCCGTGAACTACTACGATATTGACTATGGAGATAGCAAGCGTAAGACGATTATAAAAGTCTATACTGCAGATCATATCTATAGCTACGAGTGGAAATCTACAGATAGCGATAAAATGGCGCTCAAGGACGAGCAAGAGCACTATTTTAAGGCCGTACCAGTAAATGAGTACAGCAACAACGAGGACCGTTTAGGTTCTTATGAGTCGGTTTTAGACAACATCGATGCTTATGATTTATCACAATCTGAGCTTGCTAATTTTCAGCAAAATAGCAACGATGCTATCTTGATGATCAAAGGGAATCCGTACACGGGAGCAGAGGAAAATGACTTTTTGGAAGACGGACGAATCAACCCAAACGGTCGGCTGTATGTGTCGCAGGCTTACAAAAAGGCGCAGGTTCTCATCTTGGACGATAACCCGAATCCGGGCGGAGCGAATCCGGATGCTAGCTATTTGATTAAGCAGTACGATAGTGACGGAGCAGAAGCATACAAGAAGCGCCTTGTAAATGATATCTTACGCTTCACATTTACGCCAGACACGCTTGATAACAACTTCGCTGGCACGCAATCTGGCGAATCGATGAAGTACAAGCTTATGGCCAGTGATAATTATCGAGAACAACAAGAAGACTTGTTTGAAGCAGGTCTTATGCGTCGTTTGCGTTTAGCGGTTAACATCTGGTCAATCCAAGGTAATGAAAATACAGCCTACGAACTCATCAATGAAACTTCAGTAGTCTTTAGTCCAAACGTTCCGCAAAACGAAAAAGAAATTGTTGAGATGATTAAGTCATTGTATGGAATCGTCAGCGATCAGACGATTTTCGAATTGCTGAATCAAGTTACGGGAGTAGACGCTGCAGATGAGCTGGAACGTTTGAAAGAGCAAGAAGTCCTAGAACAGCCTGAACCACGGCTAGATCCAGTAGATGAGGTGGTCAATGATGAGCAAGAAACCGAATCAAAACCATCTTGATTACTGGTCAGGGCGCTCAGATGAAATTTTTCGCTATCTAGACCAAAAAGATATTGATTTTTTTGCCGAATTAAATAAGGTCTATCAAGAACAAGCTAACGAAATGCAAAAAGCATTTTATGATTTTGTTAACAAGTATTCTGAGAGTGGCTCAATGAGCTATCAGGAAGCGCTACAGCGACTGAAAGGCATCGACCTGTCAGATTATCGGGAGAACGCTAGGAAGTATCGTGAGCAGGCCGAGAAAGACCCAGAGTTGCTTAAAAGGCTCAACGAGCAGTACACGACTGCACGCGCTACAAGATTAGAGTCATTGCAGCTGGATATGCTTTTTCGTGCAGGTGTCGCAAGAGATCTTATTGCTGATAAGTTTGAAAGTTATTTGCAGAAAATGGCTTTTATGGGCTATAAAAAAGCTATGAGCGGTCGGACGGGTACAATTAACGAACCGGCATTAAAAGAGTTAGTGAAAACGCCGTTTAACGGCTATAACTACAGTCAGCAATTGTGGGGGAATACAGACAATCTTGTCAAAGATTTAAAAAAGATTCTGAAGGCTGGATTTGTACGAGGAGATCATCCGCGAACAATGGCGCGTGATTTGGCGCAGAAGTATAAAGTAGCCAACAGCCGAGCTGAAACACTCATTCGGACGGACGGAACGATGATTGTCAATCGTTCCGCTATCCAACGTTACAAGGATGCAGGGCTGAAATACTATCGTATACTGGTTCACCTGGATAATCGAACGACTGAAATCTGTAAAAGAATCCATGCGGAAAATAAGCGATATTTGATTGACGAAATGCAGGCAGGAGTAAATGCTCCGCCCTTTCATTTTAATTGTAGGTCTGGTGTGATGCCAGACGAGGAAGAATTGAACGGTGTTACCAAGGCTCATGATCATGACTTTGAGAAGTTAAGAGATGATCTTGCTAATTTGTGGGATGATATATCAAAAAGAAGCCAACCTTACAAGAGTATTGAACGAAGTCTTGCAGAAAGCTATACAATTGGACAGTTGCCAAGTGTGAAGGGGACCGAAGAGTTACTAAAACGTGTACAAGTGACTGGTAAGAATTTGGCAAAAATCTTAGAAAAACATGGTACAGAATTCCCGTTGGAACAAATGTTATTGTTGCAAGAATTAGTTGCTGATCCGGATTATGTCGCAGATAATTCTGGCCATCATAAGAATTCGGTATTGCTTTATAAAAAAGTCCCAGAACGCTTGAAATATCTAATGGAAGCGGCTCTTATACAAAAGGATGATGGCAACTACATCATCCACTATCACAAAATTAAAAAACAAAAATTAAATAAATTGAAACGTGAGAAAAAGATACTTTACTCTAAAGATGATATGTGATATACTTAGGGTAAAGATAGAGGTTGAAAAGTATCCGCCTCCAACGCGCCACTTAGCTAGTGGGTCGAGAAATGCGGGCGACATTCGGCGGTCCCGCCTATCTTGCGCTTAGATAGTAATCTAGGCGCTTTTTTGTTTTCCAGAAAGAAGATAAAATGTTTATCTGGAATTTAGTATTCGTTACAGCAGGCGCTATCGTCCTGCTCGTTTTATTAGTTGTAGGTTATTCAATTATCAGTGGGATGATTGATGGAATCAGAAAATCAATGAAAGAAGGTGATCCAGAATCTTGACTTGCAGAATAGACTGCTATAAATTACTGAATCGAAGAAAGGAACGAAAAATGGAAGATTGGAAAGAGAGATTTAGAAAAGAATACCACGAATTGAGAGAACGATTTCAAAAGTTAGATATGATGATTGACAAATACGAAAAAGGACAATTAGAGTTTGAACCGAAATGTCCTATTGATTTGTTAAAAGGTCAGCGTTCGGCCATGTGGAATTATTTAAAAATTTTAGAACAACGTGCAAAAATTGAAGAAATTAAACTATAGAAATTAACCGTATGGAATCCCGTACGGTTTTTCTATTGTCCAAACTTTGCTGAAGACGTTAAAAGCTGTATTGTTTCGTCGCCGGACGTAAAACGAGATTATCGAGTGGCGACGTAATCGCTGGAGGACAATTATGTCAGAAGAAATCAACGGAACTGTCTCAACTGAATCAACTGAGAATGTCGACACTCAGAGCGAGAAAGTAGAAACAGAATCAAATGCAGATAGCGAAAAGCACGAACGTACTTTTACTCGTTCAGAAATCGGGAAAATGTTAGCTGCTGAACGCTCAAAATGGGAAGCTGAACAAGCAGCAGCTCTTGAACAAGCTAAAAGCGAGGGTGAACGACTAGCCAAGCTGACAAAAGACGAGCGCGCTAAAGAAGAAGAAGCGAAACGAATCGCTGATTTGGAGAAGCGTGAGCAGGATATAGCTGAACGTGAGATGAAACTAGCGACACAATCGCTCTTAGTAGATGAAGGTTTGCCACAAGAATTTTTGGATCATGTGCTTGCTCCGACTGCTGAAGAAGTTAAGGCTAAAATTACGGCTTTGCGCAATGTATTTGATAGCGAAGTTGAAAAACGCGTAAACGAACGACTGGTTCAAAGCGCGCCACGTCGTGGTACTACAACAGGAATCACGAAAGAACAAATTATGGCAATTGAAGATACTGACAAGCGTCAGGCTATGATTGCTGAAAATATCAATCTTTTTAGAAAGGGCTAGAATATGGCTGAACAAAAACTAACTACTATGGCTAACTTGGGCGAAATCAAGTCTATTGATTTTGTCAACAAGTTTTCCAAAAATATCAACGATCTGCTGACTCTCTTGGGTGTTAGCCGTCGACAAGAATTGACAAGCGACCTGAAAATCCAAACTTACAAATGGACTGCTGATGTGGACGCAACAAATCCGGGCGAAGGGGAAGACATTCCGCTTTCTCAAATGGTTCGCACTAAAGATCAAGCGCACGAAGTGGCGTGGTTCAAGAAACGTCGTTCTGTCTCTGCTGAAGCAATTGCGCGTCATGGGGCATCCATCGCTATCACGGAAGCTGATACACGTTTGATGCGTGAAATCCAAAATGGAATCAAAGAACAATTCTTCACATTCTTGAAAGCTGACCCGACAAAGAACAAGGGGAAAGGCTTGCAAGGTGCGCTTGCTCAAGCATGGGCAAAAATCGCAACTTTCAACGAATTTGAAGGATCTCCAATCGTTACTTTTGTGAATCCAGTCGATGCTGCTGAATACCTTGGAAACGCTGGTGTAGGTGCTGACGCTTCGAACGTCTTCGGTATGACTTTGCTCAAGAATTTCTTGGGTATGCAAAACGTCATCGTGATGAACGGTGTACCAGAAGGTAAAATCTATACGACAGCAATTGAAAACCTTGTGTTTGCTAACTTGAATGTAGCTTCTGGGGACCTCGGCGGATTGTTTGCGGATTTTACAGATGAAACTGGTTTGATTGCTGTTGCGCGTGACCGTGCATTGAAAAACCTCACTTACGAATCTGTATTCTTCGGTGCTAACGTGCTGTTTGCGGAAATCCCTCAAGGTGTCGTAGAAACTACTATCGAAAAAGTGGCTCCTGCAGCAGTACCTGGAGGATAATCAATGACAGCGATTGATACGAATGAGATTTTAAAAGAGATCAAATTATTAAAAGGGGTAAGCGATACTGCGCAGGATGACTTGCTGAATTTGACCATCAAAGAGAGCATAGAGCGCATCCTTGCCTTTATCAATCGCTACTCTGAAACATCAATTACGGAAATTCCAAACAACGCAGCCTACATCGTCCGCGATGTAGCAGTAAAACGATTTAACAAGCTTAATTCTGAGGGTGCTAAGGCCGATAGTGAAGAAGGACGAGCGTTTACGTGGGAAGATAGCTATCTATCTGAAGATGATAAACAGACTCTTATTTCTTTAGCTAGCAAGCGAAAAGCTCGAGGAATTGCTCGTTTTATCTAGGAGGTGATTCTATGATTTATAACCAAAGAGTTATTTTAATCAAAGAAGCTGATCCTGAAGATGAACTTTTTGGAGACAAAGTTCAAAACGAAATTGGCCCTCTGCCATGTCAGGAAGGTTCTCTGACGAATGCAGAACAAATGGGGATTTTTGGGAAGTACAACCTTGATAGCTTCAAGCTACATCTTCAAGGAGTTCACGCTGGTTTCTCAGAGGTTATCTATAAAGGTAGACGTCGAAGCATCCAAGGGAAGAAGCATCACAAAAATAGTACGGTGATTTACCTATGAGCTTAACTTATCGTGTGAAGGGATTGGATAAATTTTTGCGCGAGACGCATAGAAAAGGACGACAAGCCCCCATCGCTGTCGATAGAGAATTGAATCGTTCCAGTCTACGTGTCGAGCGTTTGGCTAAACTGTATGCTCCTTGGGATACTGGTTGGCTGAGTGAAAGCATATACTCGATGCAAGAAAAAATGCTTGGTTATCAAGTTATTTCGCCTGTTTTTTATTCGATATATGTCGAGTTGGGGACACGAAAAATGGCCGAACAACCTTTCATGGAACCAGCGATGAGAGAGGAATATCCAAAATTGATGAATAACCTTAACAAAATGTTTAGGAAGTAGGTGACGATGAATTCTCCAACAACTGAACTATTAAATAGCTTAAGAAATAAATTGGAACTCTTGAATGTTCCAATCCATTTTAAGCTACCTGACGCGTCCGAAGCCGAGCCTTTTTTGGTGATTGGAGGAATTACATCTGATACATCAAAAACGGCGCAGACAGGTCTTATAATCGAAGACAGCACGGTTCAGATTGATATTTACTTATCTGGTAATAAAAGTCGAGCATATGCTGAAGATGTAAAGTCACAAGTTATTCGATTGCTAGGACGTAATACAAGAACTACTTCAACTATATTGATGGATAACTCAATCGGTCGTGAGGTCTATCATATCGTTATCAAGACGACCGAAACAATATTATAAACAAGGAGGTCCTAGCTAAATGGATAAAAAAGGACAAGTGAAAATTACAACTGCGAAACCAATCGTTGGTAAGAAAGTATTTTACTTCATCCAATCGATTCATGCTGAAAAAGGCGAGGGAGCATTGCTTCCTGCTTACCGTACAGACGGAACAACTACTCTTGGGGGTGAATACCAGGATGAGCAGACACAACAAGGTCGCTTGCTTGAAAAATCAAGCGATGAGCACTCAATTGATTTGACTCAATACTTTGCTCCAATGGATCCGTCAATTAACGTCGTCTTAGATGCACAAGCTAAGGGTGAGTCAATCAAGATTTGGCGCGTCATTGTTGACGAGAGTGTCAAAACTCAAATCGGAGAAGATCCAAATAAAAAGGATGCTTATCCTGCGAAGTTTGGCTATGCTAAAATCACTGATGATGTCGAATTTAACGATGGAGTAGAAGAGTTTGTTGAGCTTTCATACACTGCTGGTATCGTTGGCCGTCTTCAGGATGGTAAATTCCCACTTTCTGCTGAGGAATTGGCTGTGTTGAACAACATCTACGCTTACCAAAACCCAGGCGAAACAACAGGCGACTACGATAACATCCAGCGCTAATCTATCTAAGAAGGGTGACTGTCAAAGGTCACCTTTTTATTTTTTTGTAAAAGGAGTATATACACATGGAATTTAATGTTGCAAAAAAAATCGTTGAAATCAAATTTGATTATCGCTTAATGTTCAAGATTGACAAAGATATGGCGACTAAAGATGCAAATGGCCAGTCCGCGGGAAATGGTGTTGGTGCGCTATTCTTCAAAATTGTCAATCGTGACGACCAAGGGATTGTTGATTTGATTCAATATTGTGCAAGTAAAAAAGGTAAGGCAGTATCTGAAGATGAAGCTTTGGCAGCTATTGAAGCACGATTTGAAAAATCGGAAAGTGATGATCCTCAGGAAGAGCTATTTCAGGAAATTGAAGAAGAAATGGTGCAGTCAGGTTTTTTCAAGAAGAAGATTTTGAAATATATCGAAAACATGAAACTTGGACAAGAATTGGCACAAGCTCAAGCGGAAGCTGGGGATCAAACAGCAGAAGCTCAAGTCAAAGCAATTTCAGAAATTATTGGCAAGATGGAAAACGCGGTATCTTAACAGAATGCGCTAAGCTCGGTCTTACTGATCAAGAAACTATTTTGTCTTGTAATAAGTGGGAGCTTGATGCAATTTTGGAAGGCCTTTACTACAAACAAATTGAAGAGCGTGAAGCTCTTTCAGGTTTAGCTCTTGAACTGAGATATACATTGAATGCCAAAAAAGTCGATGCGAAGAAACTCAGTAAAAAGAGAGATAAGGACAAAGTTAGAAGGGTTTTCCATCCAGACAAAAAGAAAGAAATCAAAAATAAAAACGATTTTGTGGCATTGCTTGAAAAAGCGAGTCAGATGTTTGCAAATAGAAATTAGTAACAGAAGGAGGTGGATGTATGAGTTTTGACGGTTCTATATATGCTTATATTGGGGCAGATACTAAAGATTATGAAAAATCAATGAATGAAATTGTATCAAATACAAAAAAAGCGTTCGATGATGCACAAAAAGCTGCGGTCAATAGTTCAAATCAAATGATTCAAAAAATTGGTCAATTGATGAATGAGCTCGCAACTTCAAATGCTTCAATCGGTCAAAAAATAGGCCAAGGATTTACAGGCGGTTTAAATATCGCTCTGGGCGAAATCCAACGTATTGCATCCAACATCGGTCAAAGATTGCCTGAACCCATACAAGCAGGTTTAGCAAAAATAGCACAAGCATTTACTAGTTTAAATTCTAAAATTTCAAGTGCTTTATCTCCAATTTCAAATAGATTTTCACAATTAGGTAGCACAATAGGTAATGCCTTTAATTCAACTTTAGGAAAAGTAAATAATTTTACAAATCAAGTTGGTAACACGTTAGGTGGCAAGCTGATCAGCAAAGTCAGCACTTTATCTAGCAAAATTTCAAGTGGGCTTGGCAATGCTTTTCAACAAGCAGGTAGTAAAGCTACTAATGCTTTGATGGGGATTGTAAATCACACAAATCAAGCGGCATCTGCTACAAGTAATCTCATCAAGACAGCCCTTGGTATTTCTGCAGCTTATGCAGGATTTAACTTCATCAAGAATGCGATAGGCGGTGCGATCACCAAATCGGCTGACTTTGAAGCTCGTATGAGCAGCATCAAAGCTGTTACTGGCTCTAGTGCTGAAACGATGAAGCAATTCCATGATGCAGCAATTAAAGCGGGTGCTGATACAGCATTTTCTGCTACTGAAGCAGCGGATGCCATTGAAGAATTGGCAAAAGCTGGGGTATCTACCAAGGATATCTTAAACGGTGGTCTAACGGGTGCTTTGAACTTAGCAACCGCTGGGGAACTTGACCTGAAAGAAGCAGCAGAAATAGCATCTACGGCATTAAATGCATTTAAAAAAGATAATCTATCGGTAGTAGATGCGGCAAATCAATTAGCGGGTGCAGCAAACGCATCGGCGACAGATGTGCACGAATTAAAATACGGCCTTTCTGCAGTTGCCCCTGTGGCTAGCGGTCTAGGTCTTTCTTTCAGAGATACAACTAACGCCTTAGCAGTATTCGCACAAAACGGGCTCAAAGGTTCAGACGCGGGTACATCGCTTAAAACGATGCTGATGAATTTGCAACCTCAAACCAAAGGTCAATACCTAGCTATGAAGAACTTAGGGATCATCACAGAAGATGGTGCTAATAAATTCTTTACTGCTGAAGGTAAAATCAAATCGTTTGCTGAGATTTCCCAAGTGCTTAAAGATAGTTTGGGTGGATTGACACAACAACAGCAACAACAAGCGCTTAAAACTTTGTTTGGTACTGATGCGGTTCGTGCTGCAACCATCGCAATGAACGAGGGTGCAGATGGCGCAAACAAGATGCAAGCAGAAATCAGCAAGGTTACTGCTGCGCAGGTTGCTGCCGAGAAGCTTAATAACTTAAAGGGAGCTGTTGAAGGTCTAAGCGGGTCGTTTGAGACTCTACAAATCAAGCTCGGAGAATCCGTCTTGCCACTCTTTACTACGATTGTAAAATACGTGGATAAGTTAGTTGATAAATTTGGCCAATCTAAAGCGCTTCAAAATTTCACTGATGCAATGGCGAACATCAATCCAGTCTTAGACCATTTCTTGAATGGTACGAAGTTAGCTGATGGTGTCATGGATAAATTCACTAGTTCTATGGCATCAGCCGCACCTATTTTAAGCCTGGTCGGTGGATTGCTAGCTTTTGGTCCTGCTACTAAGGGCTTGACAAAATTGACAGGTATATTAGGTGGTTTAGGTGGTAAGATTGGTGCTTTTGGATCAATTTTAGGTAGCGGCTTTAGTTCAGCGTCTGGATATGTGGAAGTATTTGCATCTAAAATCGGAGGCTTACCTGGTGTCTTGGGAAATGCTGCCTCAAAAGGGTTGTCTGTTGTTTCAATGATGTCGCAAGGAATCGCGTCGGTCATGAGTGTTGCGTTGGCAGCTATCGGTCCTGCTGCCATCCTTGGGCTTGTAGTAGCTGGATTGGGTATCATCAATAATCAATTTGGCACTCAAATAGACCAGTTACTAAATACGGTGACGACTAAAGGCCCTCAAATTATTCAAAATTTGGTACAGGGCATTACTAGTCAAATCCCTTCTTTGATAGCTTCGGGAGCGGATTTGATAGCAAAATTTGCCAGCGCTTTTGCAACCATGTTCCCTGTTTTGGTACAGGCTGGAGTTGATTTGATTGGTAGTTTGGTTCAAGGAGTAGGTCAGAACGCTACATCTCTAATCAGTTCAGCAGTGACTGTGATTGGAACATTTGTACAGTCTATTGCTAGTGCACTTCCGCAGTTGCTTGGTATGGGTGTTGAATTGCTAGCAAATCTAGTGCAAGGTGTCCTTAGCAATCTTCCGCAAATTTTGCAATCGGCTCAACAGGCTGTTACGACCTTCTTGACTGGTCTTGGCCAACAAATGCCAAGTATTATTCAGAACGGCATTCAAATCCTACAGAATCTTGTTAATGGTATCATCCAATCATTACCAACGATTCTAAGTATCGCTGTTCAAGTTATCACATCCTTTATCCAGGGGTTAGTATCTAACTTACCTGCGATCATTAGTGGCGGTATACAGCTGATTGTATCGCTAGTTCAAGGAATCATAAATAATCTTCCACAGATTGCTCAATCTGCTGCCCAAATCATCGGCACATTAGTCACAGGGTTAGCAAGTTCAATTCCTCAACTCATCCGTGGTGGCATTGAGCTAGTTGCAAAACTAGTGGTTGGTTTAGTAGCTGGTTTGCCAAAAATTCTTGAAGCTGGTGCTAAAATTATCTTTGAATTAGGTAAGGCGATGTTAACAGCTGTTCCTGAAGCAATCAGTGGAGTTGTTTCGGCAGTAGGAGATTTCTTCGGTGGTATGTGGGATTTTGTCACTGGAAAAACAACCGAAGGAAGCGAAGCAGTCAAAGCTAAGACGACAGAAATGTCGGATCATGTATCTGCTAAGACATCAGAAATGTCGACGAATGCAACCTTACAGGCACAATCTATGCAAACGAATGTCGGTCTTTCTATGGATGCAATGAACCTTGATACTCAAACCAAGGTTAATACTATGAGTACAAATGTTGACACAAGCATGCAAGGACTTGCAGCAGCTGCCGGTACCAACATGCAGACATTGAGTAGTAATGTATCCACAAATATGCAACAGGCCCAAACAACTGCAACGACTGAATCAGCTACTATGAATGCAAATGTCACTAGCAATTTAAGTGGATTGAATACAAGTGCTAGTTCATATTTACAGGCACTTCAAACAGATTCAAATACTGCATTCCAGACTGTTCAAAGCAACGCAAGTGCTATTTCTAGCAGTACAGCAGCTGCTGTCTCAGGTAACTACAGTACCATGAGTGGAAACGCGACAGGTTCAGCAAATAGCATGCAGGGATCTACTACCTCGGCATTCTCTACTATGCAGTCGAACGCTGAAAGTAGTTCTCAAGCGGTTGCGAACGCTGTCACAAGTAACTTCAAGAATGCTGAAACTGCTGCGATAAATGCTATGAACGGCGTTTCTAAGGCCGTTACAGATGGTATGAATAAAATTGACCAAGCTGCAACTTCAGGCGGAAACAAGATGGCTCAGACGTTCGATAGTACCTTGAATAAAGTCAAGAGTTATGTCCAACAAGGGATGTCTGATATTTCATCTGCTTTTAATAGCGGAATGAATCAAGCTGTCAGCGTTTCGTCTTCTGCAAATAGTCAGATCGTGGCTATTTTCAATACACTGGCTAGTCATTTGCACTCTGTAGGTGTTCACGCTGGCTCGGGGCTTTACAACGGATTAGCAAGCATGGCTGGCAGTCTGTACGCGCTCGCATATTCAATCGCTTCTAACATTGCAAGCGTGATGCGCTCTGCTCTGGATATCCATTCCCCTTCTCGTGTCATGGATGCGATTGGTGGCTTTACAGGCGAAGGGATGTATAACGGTATGGCTGATTGGGTGCGCAGAATCAATGGTGTTGCGAAACAGTATGCGATGGCGATTACAGACCAAAGTTATGGCGTTGATAGCTTAATCACGACTTCGGCCAGTGTGAATAATACTGGTCTGAAATCAAGTTTAGAAAATCTAAGCGATGATGTGAAGAATTCTCAATTATCAAACGCTAAATTTGAAATCCATAACGAAATTGTGGGTGACAAGATTTACACGTCTGTTAAAGAGCGAGAAGCTCGTGATCGTATCAAAGACGACTACTTTGTCTACGAATAGAAAGGCTACGAAATGGATTTATTGATTACACATGCTAACGCTGAGACCAAATTGTCTCAGCTAGGCATTTATAACATTAAAATTGCTGATAGTACGCCTTCTGTTGAAGTGGATAGGCGTACAGTAAAAGGGCGTAATGGTTATATCCACGACGGGATAACATTGCGCCAGAAAGTTATAAAAGTTACGGGTAGGCTGGCAGTTGCTAGTCTTTCTGCATTTATGGAAAAACAAGACGAGCTTGCAGGTTGGCTTTATGGTGATGAACCTTATTTCGTTACGAAAATGCACCCAGTACAAGATGATTTGTACGGATTTGAATTGCCGGGGGCGAAGAAAGGGGATTTGAACCTTTTAAATATCCCTCACACTGCTTGGAAATATCGATATAAGGTGCATATCGGAAATGAAATTGATTATAGTTTTATTGGCAAATCAGCAGCAGGTCTGAAATATAACATTTCTTTTGAGTTGGTAACTGCTGAGCTGCCATTTGGCGAAACTGCTCCTCGAGACATTGTTTTATCTGGTGGAGTCATTCCATACAAAGGCATGGCAGCTCTCAGCCAATTAGAGGTGCCTTATGTAGTGGAATTGACTGCAAGCGCTAGTCAAACAAGCTTCTTTTTGGAGATTGACGGTAGACGCTGGATCTACAATCATGCTTCAACACCGATTAAAGAAGGCGATAAATTGCGCTTGTCTGGTGTCGAAAATGTAATTTATAAAGGCATGGCATTACCAGACCTGAATATCAACGTTCGAACGAATTATGAATATTTTGTCATTCGACCAAATCCGCAGAAGCAAGTTCGTTATTCTACTGATTTTAGAGGGACGATCAAAATTCTAGGTTTTAAAGAGCTATATAAGTAAGGAGGTGATAGATTGATTACATTTGTCGATGAAAAAGGTACAGAGCATAGTGCTCTAGTTGCTTACTCTGTAACTAATGCGGTCAACGGTGAACTTTCTGTAAAAGGCACAATCTATACCAACGACAAAGTCTTGCACGGTATAGGTCGAGGCTGGCGTTTTCGCTTAGACGATGAATATTATCGTATTACTTACGCAAAACCTAACGACACAGGACGACAGATTGAGGTTGAATTTGATGCGGTGCACCAATTCTTCTACGACATGTCAAAATCAATGGTCTACACTACTTTGAATGGCTCAAAGCCGTTTGAAACATATCTACAAGCGATCTTTTCAGGCAGTGGCTATACTTACAATCTGGAAACGACGGTCGGGTCTATTCGAAAAGAAAATTTCGGAAATAAGTCTCGACTCTCGCTTTTCAACGATATTATAAAGGTTGCTGGACTTGAATTTTCTGTACGTGGTCATGTGGTCCGAATCTTAAAACGAATCGGAACAGATCTATCAACAATCGTTCGTAAAGACTTTAATATGAACGAGCTGAAAATAGAAAAAAATATCAACAGCTTTGTAACCTACCAGCGTGGCATCGGTGCTTGGAAAGACGATGAGGATCACTCAAAAGGTCGTTATGAAACATCATACGAGAGCCCACTATCTGTAATTTATGGACGAATTGAAGCAGACCCTGTTGTAGATGAGCGCTACAAAGATACAGGAAAACTATTAGGAAGACTGAAAGAAAATGTTGATAAGTCGTACAAGGTTTCTGTTGAAATCGATATGGAAGACTTATCACAAGCTGGCTATCGGATCAGCCGTCCGAATCCGGGCGACTATATTATGGCCATTAACGAAACCTTGGGATTTCGTCAAAAAGTCCGTATTGTATCGTTTACTAGTGAATATGATGTAGGTGGTAAACTAATTAGTCGAAAGGTTGTCTGTAATGATATTGGAACGGTTCAGCGTGCAACAAGTGAAATTAGTCATTTATCACGTACGCTAACTGATTCAATAGAAGGAAGCGAACGTGCCTTAAAAACGGCCACAAGAGCTTTAGTGTCTGCAGATGGAAAAAACACGAACTACTTTGGAGATGTGAAGCCTTTAGATGTGCCAAAAGGGACGTTGAGGAAGGGCGATCGTTTATTTTTGACCGTCGGGGATAAAAAACAACTGTACTTTTGGAATGGTGCAGAATGGGAACTTGAACCGACGGAATTCGACCACGAGAAATTCGATATGGAATTCAATCGAAAATCTCAAGAAATTAAAAAAACTATCCAAGAAAATAGGCAAAAAGCTGAAGAAGCCTTGCGAAACGCTAGCTCCAGCAGCTTAATCGCTCAAGAAGCCAAGCGGATTGGGTTGGACTCCATCGCTAGGCTTGAAGCCTTTAAGTCGCAGTCTACGAGCGCTCAGACGGCTCTGTCGGGCGATTTGGACGTTCTGAAGCGAACAGTCACAAGCGAGGTCAAACAAGCGTCTGAGTATCGCAGAACGACCACAGAGGCTCTTAGTCGTATGACTGGTCAGATGAATGGATTTGCGACGAAATCAGAGGTCAAGCAAGGCATTGATGGACTTACTCAGACCTTCGCTAAGATGAAGGTGGGAGGACGGAATTATGCTGAAGACTACGACTTTTCACGAGGTCTTTGGCAATATAGCCAAGGGGACAGTAGTCCACAAGATTGGACCATCTTGAATGGTGAATACAACGTTAAAGGGACGACTAACACTTGGAAGCAGATGCAAATTCATTCAAAAGAAGGAAGTCAAGCTTCAGGTAAGAATTCGGCAGCTCTTCTTGAGTTGGAAATTGGCGAGACTTATACTCTCTCATTTCAAGGGATTTGCTACTCTGGTTCTTCAAATGTCTGGATCTCTTTGAGAGCTAATCGAACAGCACCTGGCAATCCTGAGATTATGAATGGCAATTTCACTCTCACATCTAGCTGGCAGACTTATCAAGTCACTATCCAAGCGCTGACCAAGCCTGATAATTTTGACTTCTGGCGAATTATTCTGGGCTATAACGAGATTGGCCATGTGGCATTTCGCAAGGTCGAATTGACCAGAAGTTCTACTCGTATAGATGCAGGACCTGCTCCTGAAGATGGCAAGACGGATCTTGTCGTCGCTAAATCTGAATTTCAGAAAACCGCCGATGGCCTATCTGCTAAGCTGTCAGCTGTCGAAAGCTATGTCGGACAAGATGGTCAGCGACAGGAAGCCTTACGAAAATACACTCGTGATGAGAGTGCTCGTCAAGTTAGCGCAGTACGTGAGCAGATATCCAGAGATTACGTTGGGAAATCAGCTTATCAAGAGGATGTAAGAGGTCTTGAACGTCGATTTAGTGCAATAAGCACGCAGACGAACAATGATATTGCTTCAAAGATTGCTCAGTATAAGCAGACAGTAGACGGCCAATTTGCAAGTATCACATCTCAGATAGCTGGAAAGGCTAATCAAACTGACTTCCAGCGAGTGCAAGAAACTAGTCGACTCTATGAGCGTATTCTAGGAAATACTAATAACAGCATCTCCGATAATGTCGCTCGCATGGCTATGACCAGCCAGTTGTTTCAGGTTGAAGTTGGGAAGTATGGTTCTGACGGTATCAATCGTGCATTAAATACAAGCAAGGGGTGGACGAGCTTCATCACAATTGCTAGTCCTGCTGGTATCAACCTAAATGCTGATCTTCATAAAGTTGTGGCATCTGGTCTTGTCGCAGGAGATAAGCTACATGTGTGCTTAGAGATTTCTATCGATGATGTCCAGCCTATCACCGGGAAGACGGCTACGGCTGTTTTGCAGTCTTGGGGTGATGTCAAAAAATGGAATTCTGGTAATCCTTTCGGTTATCGTCTCGGCAATCTAATTGCTGGCAATAACTGGCGTAAAATAGAATATGATGTGACCTTAACAGAGCAGATGCTTGGTAATAATTTTTGGTGGCTCAATGTTCGTGTGGATGGTGCATCTCGTTACAAGGTGCATACTAAGCTTCTAAAAATCGAAAAAGGTTCTAGGGCGACGCCGTGGTCCCCTGCTCCTGAAGATAGCGACGAAGCTATTCGCACGGTTCAGAGTCAACTGGCTGGCTCATGGGCCGTTCAAAATTTGACCAGTGCAGGCTCAATCGTTTCACAAATCAATGCGACGAACAATCAGATCTTGATTGAGGCAGAAAAAATTCGCTTGAAGGGTAAGACCTTGCTTGATGAATTGACGGCTATTCAGGGTTATTTCAAACGATTGTTTGTAGGCGATGCCAGTGTCGGAACGCTCAATTCAGACATCATTAGATCTAACTCTATCACAGCTGACAAGTTGGTCATGGATATCGCCATGGCCAGACGATTCGTCTCAAGTGATATCTTCACTGATACTCTTGTTGCTAAAGAAGCCTTTATCAATAAATTAAGATCTGTTGTGGTTACTGCTACCTTGCTTGAAGGTTATAAAGGGCGGATTGGTGGATTTCAAATTGGTACGCATGAGAAAGATTCATCGGTGTACTGGATCACTGGCCAAAACCAATTTTCAGTCGGTATGAGTAACGGGACTGGCCAGTGGTCGCAGACGGCTTTGTGGGTCAACTGGGGAAACAATTGGGGCTATCCTGGTGACTATGCTTGGTACGTGAAAAATAACGGAAAGATGTATTGTTACAATACAGCAGAATTTTGGAACACGCCAGTCATCCATGGGAATCTCCGTGTAACTGGTCACATTTACTACAACAATGAAAACTCGGGTAAATCTGGTCATTGGATTCACTCGTCTAAATACTCAAATTTCGAGCCTTCGAATAACTATCTTTACCTTTACTACAGCGGTTCAGGATACGACTGGATTCCGATGAACAAAGAGATTTCAGACCGTCGATATAAGCACAATATCGAAGACAGTACAGTCTCTGGCCTCGATGTTATCCAGAAGCTTAAAACGTACAGCTATCGCAAAGAATACGATGGAAAAATAGAAGATATCGCTTGCGGTATCATGGCGCAGGATGTCCAGAAGTACGCTCCCGAAGCGTTTTTTGAAAACCCTGACGGCGCATACTCTTACAACACATTTGCTCTTGTGCCTTATCTTATCAAGGCCATTCAAGAGCTTAATCATAAAATAGAAAAATTGGAGAAAACAGCATGAACGAACAAGACAAACAAATCAGCAG